TTGCGTCGTGTGCATGGGGTGTGGTGTGGTAGGGGTCACGTGTTTGTGGGTTGACGTGCAGATAATGTTGGTGCATTATTAATACATGAACGGAACGGGAACGAACCCGACAGAACGGAAAGGAACTGAGATGATTAATATTGAGCGGGACGATCAGTACGGTGGGTACTGGGTGTCGAGTCATGAGGACGTCTGGTATTTTGATCAGTCGGTTAGTCTCAAGCGCATCTACGATTGGTTTGTTGGGGAGTGAACTGAGATGTGGCAGTGCATGAATGGTGAGTGGATTTGGATGGACCAGGAGATGGGGTATGAGGAAGTTGAGCGGGAACGGATTGGAGCGAGTGTTGAGCGTTACACTCACAGTGATGTGCGTGATGCTGGGCGTCGGCTTACTAAGGGCGACATTGCTCTCGGTGTGGCTGGTGGGATGATTGCTGCGAAGGCTGCTCCTCGGATTGGGGGTTGGTTGTTGTGGATGGCGGTTTTGGCGGTCGTCTTCATGGTTTTCGCGTGAGGATTTATGACAAGTTGTTGGAGTGTCGGGTTAAGTTTGTGACGGCCTATCAGACGGCGGATGCGTCTTCGATGATGTATCATGTTGAGGGAACGAATTTGAAGTGTACGGTGCGGAACACTGGGAATGGATTCACGTTCTTTAGTTCACAGACTTTTCCTAACCGGCAGTTCTTTGATGCTGGTACTTCGATTGAGCAGGTTGTGTGTGCTGGCTTTAATGCTGAGGGGCGTTGGTTGGTGCCGGATGATAAAGAGCAGTTGGCTCTTTTCTGATATTCCCGGCTGGACGGGTAATACCAGAACAGAAATAGAATTCAACTAGATCGAAAGGAACGATCATGGCTATTGTTTACTCTTCTCTCAAGGATGACTTCGCTGGCAAGAAGGCTTTTTTCAACGCTCAGAACGCGGCGGTTTCCTTCAAGGAACTTCGTGGTAAGACTGTGGAGATCGCGAATGTTGTGATTACTGAGGACGATGTGACTGACATTGATACTGGTGAGGTTGAGACTCGTAAGGCTATCACTGTTCTGGATAAGGACGGGAATGCTTATGGGACTTCCTCTCAGACGGTTGTGTCTCAGGTTCAGCGTCTGATTGACATTCTGGGTCCTGTTGAGGAGTGGCCGGAGCCTGTTGCCGTGAAGGTTGGGACTGCGAAGTCGGGTCGTGGCCGTGAGTACACGACTGTGTCTCTGGCGTGAGGTCCTGAGGTAGAATTGCTAGGCCCCCTGCCCCCTTATCAGGGGGCAGGGGGTTTGGTGTCTTGGTTAAGTCTCATTGGGGTAAGCACTATCGGTCGTTTAAGCGTGGCGTTGGGCACGTCCGTAATACGGCTGGTGCGATTCGGGATTTTGTTTCGTCTGTTGATCTGAGTGTTCCGGATGTGCCTGACACGTTGGGGGCGGAGGCTTCTACGGAGAGGGTGCGGTCGGCGGGGTCGTCTAGGGCGGCGGCTCGTAGGGATGATTTGGCGAGGGCTCGGGATCTGCTTCAGGTTGAGCGTGATCGGGCGGTGCGTAAGATTTATAAGATGGCGACGTCGGATGATGGCGCGGATATTCGAGGGACTAAGTATGATCCTATTGGTAAGTCGGCTGTCGGAAGGGTTACGTTAAAGAATGCTGCAAAGGAACTGGAACGTCTTAGTGAGTTTAACAACTCTAGTAGCGTTTGGTATTATCGCGATAAGAATGGTGGTGCTATTCCAGCCAAGACTGTTAGAAGATACAGAGAGGCTGTTTTACGCTATAATGCTGACATTGATAGCTATGAACGAAGTGTTAGTGGAACAAAACTTCCTTATATGGGGGACATGACGGTTGGTGACTGGATCCGGGATTTTAAGCCGCAGAAGCAGTATCTTCCTGGAGGGTCCCACTACGCTCTTGAGAGAATGAATCCCGATAAGCGCCCCTCAAATTTTGAGGACGTTGATGCAATGGTGGCCAAGACGAGGGCTGTTGAGGCGTCGTTGACGAAGACTGCAAAGGCAGGGAGACTGACGGCGGCTAAGCAGCAGGTTGCTGCGATGCTGGATGTTATTGGGGATCCTGAACTGTATGACATCCTGACAGAGATTCCTGATGATGTTCTGTGGTTGATGTGGACGGTGAATGGTGACTTTGCTAATCAGTTGTCTCTCATGTATGAGGCGTCTAAAGAGGGGTACAACGACCAGAAGGCTAAGGGTATGGATATTTGGTATGACGAGTATGAGAATGCTGGTTCGTCTATCAAGTCGCTGCTGAAGGAAATTAAGTCAGTTAAGATCAAGCCGGAGGACGATTTCAGTGCCTCGCCAGTCAACAAGCGACGCAAGGGGACACGGCGTTAAGCGCTCTCACAAGCAGGTCCCTAATTTTGTCGCGGATTTTGAAACTACCACGAGGGAGGAGGATTGTAGGGTATGGTCCTGGGGCATCATTAAGGTTGGTAAACTGGACAATTATTTTGATGGGACAACTATTGAAGGGTTTATGAGTCATGTGGCAGAGCGTGCAGCAAATATCTATTTTCACAATCTTGCTTTCGACGGTAGTTTTATCATTGACTGGCTGCTGCGCAATGGTTACACCTGGACGAAAGAGTCTCCGGGCGTCAAGCAGTTTACGTCGCTGATCTCTCGGATGGGCAAGTTCTATAGTATTACGGTGGTTTTCGAGACGGGGTATCGTGTTGAGTTTCGTGACTCGTACAAGAAACTTCCAATGTCTGTCGCGGCAGTCGCGAAGGCGTTTAATCTTCATGATCAGAAACTGGAGATTGACTATGAGATGTTTAGGCCCGTGGGGTATATACCAACGGCACAGGAGAGGCGGTACCAGCGCAATGACGTGGCGATTGTGGCACAGGCGCTGGAGGTGCAGTTTAATGAGAAGATGACTCGGTTGACTGCGGGTAGCGACTCACTTTACACGTACAAGAAGATGACGGGTAAACTGTTTCTTCGCCGTTTTCCGATCCTCTCCCCTGAGATAGATACGGAGATCCGGAAGGCGTATCGTGGTGGGTTTACATATGCTGATAAGCGCTATGCGGGGAGGCTGAATGGTTCGGGGAGCGTGTATGACGTGAACTCGCTGTATCCCAGCGTGATGCGAACAGCACTGCTCCCTTACGGCGACCCGGTCTTTACTGAAGGGCCTCCCGTTACGGACCGTCCCCTGTATATCGCGTCCATCACTTTTACAGCGAGGATCAAGCCTAACCACATTCCTTGCATTCAGATCAAGAAGAACCTGTCCTTTAACCCGACCCAGTACCTGACTGAGATTCCTCACCCAACTACTGTGGTGGCAACCAATATTGATATTGAGTTATGGGAGAAACACTATGACCTTAAAATCATCTCATGGAACGGCACGTTTGAGTTTCGTGGCTCTCATGGCTTCTTTGATGAGTACGTTGACCATTTCATGGAAATTAAAAAGAACTCTACGGGAGGGTTGAGACAGATCGCCAAGCTTCACCTCAACAGTCTCTACGGAAAGTTTGCGACAAACCCTGACATCACAGGCAAGCACCCGGTCATGGAGGACAACCGGGTTAGCCTGAAGATGAATGAGATGGAGGTGAGGGATCCTGTGTACACACCTATGGGCGTCTTTATTACAGCGTACGCGAGACTGAAGACGATCTCAGCGGCCCAGAGCGTGTACCCTCACTTTGCTTACGCGGACACGGACTCGCTGCACCTGGTTGGTCCAACCACTCCCCCGGACGGGCTCTGGGTGGATCCTGTGGAACTGGGGGCTTGGAAGCATGAGGGTAATTTTACTCGGAGCGTGTACGTGCGGGCTAAGCAGTATGCGGAGGAGATTAATGGTGAGATGGACGTCCATATTGCGGGCCTACCTCGCAACGTTGCCGCTAACCTCACGTTTGATGATATGTTGAGTGGCGGTCAGTGGGATGGTAAACTTATTCCCGTAAGAGTTCCGGGAGGAACGGTTCTAAGAAACACAACATTCACATTGAAGCCATACGAAAGGGTTGGTTAAGATGGCTCGACCTGTTAGCACCAAGTCAACATTCAAGTATCGCATCGACAAGGTTGTTGCCAAGGATATCGAGGAACTGCACTGGACGCTGCGACGCAGCACGTCAGATCTGGTGCAGGACGCGATTATTGAGTATATCGCCGCACATGCCCCCAAGCCAGAGAAGTGACTAGTGGCCCACGAACAGGACGCAACCTAATGAACTGGGCTGTTTGTGGAACGGGTAGCGGCTCCTGCTAGCACTACCTGGATATTGGGTAACATGATAGGCTGGAAGCGTAATGCTTCCAGCCTATCTTTATTGGAGGAGTAATGAGGGGTTCAGAATCAAGCTTCACGGAGAGCAGCCAGAAGAAGCCTGACTATAAAGTGACTTTCGGCGACAAGGTTGGTCGCACCTTCCGTGACATGAAGGACGGCATTGTCAGTCTCTTCGAGCCCGATACTCCTGAGGAGAAGAAGAAGAAGGAGGAGGAGGCGAAGGGGCTCGAGGCGGCGAAGCAGCGCGAGAAGGAGCGTCACGAGCGCAACAAGATGTCTCCTGCCGAGCAGGAGGCTGCTCGTAAGGCGGACCTTGATCCTGCTACCCAGGCGAAGGACGTCCAGGAGCACAACAAGGCCGTCGAGGGCATGTCGGACGAGCAGAAGAAGGCTCTGGACCTGCCTGAGCACGCTGGCGATCAGCACGCGTACGACCCGGGGGACACTGACGGCAACGGCGTCGAGGTGTCCAAGGAGAAGGAGAACCTGACAGACACTGACAACCTTAAGCAGTTCGGTATGGCTGCTGAGGCGGGTCAGGGAAAGGACTACTACAAGGACACCAAGGCTGCGTGGGACCATCTCACGTCAGTGTTTGGGGACAAGGTGTCTGCGCTTCAGAACGAGATTGAGGGTCGTCTGACCGAGATGGCGACTCCTACTGACCGTGAGACGGGGAACCCGTTTGCGGGTGATGATGTTCCAGCGTCAAAGGAGATGGACTACGGTGACTTCAAGGGGGCGATCCAGAAGGACGTGGATGATGCTAAGGCTGTGATGGGTGGTATTGGGGATATTGGTCTTGAGGGGTTGAAGACTGCTGGGGCCGCCGTGAAGGATACTGGTGGGCTTTTGGCTGACAAGATGGGTTACAATAGTAAGGATCTAGATGATGCTAAGCAGACCCTGAAGGATGTTGGATCTCTTGGCAAGTCTCTTTCGGGGCTAGGAGGACTTTTCGCTACAGACAACTCAAAGGGCGACAGCAAGGTTCCTGATGGGAACTGGAAGCCTAAGTCAATTAACGACCTCTTTAAGTAAGGAAACACATTATGCCTAATCTTCGCGATGGCCTCAATAACGTTGACATTGCCAACGCCATTCGATCAGATGCCCGCCGCGAGTACCAGGAGATGGTGCCCGAGGCAACCAAGGCCAACATCCACGACACACTGTCTAACATTATGTCAGACAGCATTACCCGCAACCTCTTCATGGACTCTCTCGTCAACCGTATCGGGTCCACGATCGTGCGCGACATGGTCTGGAAGAACCCCCTTGCGGTATTTAAGCAGGGGTTCATGGACTTTGCCGACACGATCGAGGAGGTTCACCTCGACATGGTGAAGCCTACTCTCTACGACCCCAACCGGGACTCGCTTGAGAAGGACGTCTTCGGTCAGGCTCGAGCCCGTTCCTACTCTGCCTTCCACACCACGAACAGGCGTGAGAAGTTCAAGATCACCATCAACGAGATCGAGCTGCGCAGGGCGTTCCTTAACGAGCAGGGCCTGTCGAACCTCGTGTCCGGGATGATGGCGGCGGTCTCCACCTCTGACGAGTGGTCAGAGTTCCTGGAGATGTGCTCCCTGATTCGTGAGTACGAGAACACGCACGGGTTCTTCCACGTGCAGATCCCTGACCTGAATACCCTGGTCTCCAACAAGGATCAGACTGACAGCGCGATCAAGGCGCTTCAGGTTGCGGCCAACAAGATGATGTACCCGACGCGGGCGTACAACAGCCAGGGCGTGCCGTCGTTCGCCAAGCCGGAGAACCTGGTTATCATTGCGACTCCAGAGTTCCAGGCGAACATTAACGTCACCTCTCTGGCGGCAGCCTTCAACCAGGAGCGTGCGGGCATGCCGTCGCACGTGATCACGGTCCCGAACGAGAGCCTTCAGCTAGACGGTATCTCTGCGATCCTGACGACGAAGGAGTTCTTCCTCATCAAGGACGTGTTCGTGGAGAACCGCTCTATGGAGAACCCTGACGGCCTGTACAACAACTACTGGCTGCACCACCACTCGATCCTTAGCCTGTCCCCGTTCACTCCTGCGATCGCTTTTGGCACCAAGCCTGAGACGAAGATCGTGGTTCAGGCGGCTAAGAACGCGGAGATCCAGGGTATCAAGGTTGGCACGCAGGACGGTAAGCACAATGTGACGCCGAAGCCTGGCGAACTGCGCTCCCTGGAGATTGACTGGAAGACCCCGCTTGCTGAGGGCATTCACCCGGCTGTCGGCTGGTCGATCAGTGGGCAGAAGTCCAAGAAGACCCGCGTCTTCAACAACACCCTGGTTATTGGTGATGATGAGGTGAAGGGTACTGAGATCACTGTGAAGGTTACTGTCGACAATCCTGGCGCTGACGGTAACAAGCCGCTGACGTCCTCGACCACTGTCACGGTGTCCTGATACACTGGGCCATAACCGCCCCACTATCCCAAATGGGATGGTGGGGCTTTATGGTTGAGAGGAGAAAGTGTTGAGTCAGATTAATGAGATGCCGCCTGAGACCGGGGCGGGGCTTTCGTTTGACTACTCGGTGTGGTCTGCGGGGTCTGTTCTTAGGATGGTTAACGTTCCGTTCGACAACACCTATCGTGACATTATTGACTGGAGTCGCTACGGGTCGCCTAAAGACTATGTGGAGTCGTTTGAGCACTCTCAGTCGGTGCGTCTAGACTCAATGACATACTTGGCTCAGGGGCGACCGATCAGGGTTCCAACGCCTTTTTCGCGTGCTGTGCAGTTCAACTACGTGATGGTGACGAATCCTGGGCGACCGTCATCGGCGTTTACAGCCGACTATCAGCCAACTGTCTTCTTCTACTTCATTACAGATGTGCAGTACCTCAATCCTGGTACTACGCAACTTGTGCTGCAACTTGATGTGTGGACTACTTACTATGACCGGGTTGAATTTGGTCGGGGCTTTCTTGAGCGGGGCCATATGGGCATTGCTGCTACTGACTCCTTCGATGATCACGGTCGCACTTGGTTGACTGTTCCTGAGGGGCTTGATCTTGGTGGTGAGCACATGGTTGCTCGTAACTATCGCAAGGTCTTGGGGGACATTCAGAACAAAAAGTATGACGTGATTATTACGTCTACTATTAAACTTGACGCCCCCTACGGGTCGCGTACCTCGCCCTCGATGATTATGGCTGACGGGTCTGACATGGAGGGGCTTCCCAACTCCGTAGACATCTGGTGGGCTGATGCCACTGGCTTCGCTGCTGGGATGAAGTATCTTGCTGACTACCCCTGGATTGCTCAGGGGATTGGTTCTGTGACCCTGGTCCCGAAGGGGATGCTTAAGGGGGACGGCGCTCGTAAGGTGCAGCTGGGTAGTGCGTCCTGGTGGGCACTGACAAACCCTGGCGTTGAGAATAAGCGGGGGTACTGGATTACGCGTGAGAATTTCCGCGAGAATCTCATGCGGCTGGTGCTGCCCGAGTATTCTGAGTTGAAAAAGTTTTGCACTGCGCCATACACAATCTTGCAGTTTACCACTTACACGGGCAACCCGGTTGAAGTTCGCCCAGAGTCGTTAGCTAGTGACGACATCGGGTTTACCGCATGGGTGCATCTTGCGCCGCCTATGCCCCAGATCCTCTTTTCTCCAAACTGGTTGAACAGGCATCCGCGAGCCGATGTAATTGATGTGGATGCTGCCACCTGGACTCAGCAGACGGGTGAGGAACTGGATGTTGCGACAGGCTACCAGAGCCTACCGACGTTTGCGGTCCTCAATAACTCTGCGCTTAACAACCTGGCCTCGAATGCTCACACGATTGCGCAGCAGTATAACGGTGCCAGGTGGGCTCAGCAGCGTGCGCAGCGGGCAGCAACGGCTAGTCGGGATATTGCTAACGCGGGGATTGCGGCGACTCAGGCGGGCGCCGAGAACTCGATGTGGGGCAACAGCGCAAACGCGGACTCGCAGTCCCGTTACAACAACATGCGTGCCACGGTGTCAGCCGTGCAGGGCGGGATGACCGCCCTGGGTGGTGTGATGGGCCTGAACGCCCAGGCTGTTGGGCAGGGGCTCGGGCAGGCGGCCACCTCTCAGGTGAACGCCATGATCAGCAACAGTCAGGCTCAGTCGCAGGCGCACATTCAGAATCAGCTGGTGTCGGGGCAGTCGCAGATCAGTCAGCAGCAGCAGCGTGCTGTGCGGGACACGAACTATGAACTGGCACAGTTCTCTGCTAACGGTGACTATGAGAACGCGATTGCGTCTGTCAACGCTCAGGTTCAGGACATGCAGGTAATTCCACCGTCAGTTGTGGGGCAGACCGCGGGGACTGTTACCCCTATGGTTGCCTATCAGATGTCACTGGACTGTCGCGTTCGCATGCTGTCGTTTAACTCGATGCGGCGTATTGGGGATTTCTGGCTTCGTTATGGCTACAATATGAACGTCTGGGTAAGTATGTCTAAACTCTCCTTGATGTCGCACTTTACGTACTGGAAGATGTCTGAGTGCTATCTGGTGCGCGCAAACATGCCTGAAGCCTTTAAGGGTACAATTAGGGGTATCTTCGAGAAGGGGGTTACCGTGTGGAAGCAGCCGTTCAATATTGGTAGGACGAGTGTCAGGGAGAACCGGATCGACACGAGCGTAAAGGTGAAGTTAAGTGAGTAAAAGCAATGATTTTGTTTCTCGCGAGTTCTACAGGAAACCGGGGGAACTGACTTCAAGCAGTTCCGAGAACCGGCAGATGGTTCTGCAAAACATGTATTTTCGCCAGCTAATGGGGAAGTGCATGTCACGGTTTACGTGGGAGGGGCTGCCTAACGACATCGACCCCCGATTTATTGAGAAAACCATTTTCAGTAACGGCTTCAGCGTCTTCTACTTCGACACCCTCCTGGAACTGTTTATGTCCATGCCCGCCACACCAACAGGCATGCTCGACATCCAGGACAACCCCGTTAAGTATGTTGTCACACGCAACGGCGTCTACTCCCGAGAGGTGGACGCCAGCGACTGTGTAGCCATCTGGGGCAACCAGACCCGCATCAGCGACCTCGACATCGTCCGCATCTACTCCGAGCGACTTGCTCTCGTAGACAGGACCATTGAGATCGACCTGCTCAACGAGCGCAACCCCATGATCGTCGCGTGCAGCAACGACCAGAGGCAGACCATCACCAACGTCATCTCCAAGATCTACGACGGCGAGCCTGTCGTGTGGGGGACCGAGAGCATCGCCATGGACAACCTCGCTAACACGATCGGCGTCTTCCCGCTCAACCAGAACGCCGGTGCGGGTGCGGTCTCGTCGATCAAGCACATGGAGTCCAAGGCAAAGATCTGGGGCGAGGCGCTCACGATGCTCGGCATCATGAACGTCAACAGCGAGAAGCGTGAGCGTATGGTCGTCGAGGAGGCCTCGGCCAACAGCGGGCAGGTGCTCGCGTCCAGGGAGCAGTTCATGAAGCCTCGCGAACTCGCGTGCGAGCAGATCAACGCCAAGTTCGGGCTCAACGTCTCCTGCACCTGGGCCGTGGACGACAACGCGACCCCGGACCTGAATGACGTGCTTGCTACGCAGAACATGACACAGCTAGGAGGGGACGATGCCGACGCACACGCTCAGGCTTAAGGATGTCGACCGGATCACCGGAGGGCACTGGGGGCTCGACAGGTACGAGATCTTCGATGAGTCGTACCGGGAGAAACTGAACTCGCGCATTAAACGAGAGTTCTGGCTGAACGAGATCGGGCACGAGACGATCGATATCTTCATCTGGCGCCTTGAACTCAAGATGGACCTCATTATGCCCCGGTACAACCGCATGTACCTGGCCGAGATCCAGAACACGGACCCTCTCGACGGTGGAGTGTCCTCCAGCAGGACCCGACAGTGGGGCGACTCCAGCAACGACGGAACCAACACAAGTTCCAGCAACGGGACGGGGTCTGGTAGCAGCAAGGGCCGGACCGTGGCCTCGGACACCCCGCAGACTCGACTGGCAGGCAATGCGGACTACGCGTCATCCCTGTCGGACGCGACAAGCGAGAACAGCAACAAGTCGTCGTCAACGTCAGCCGGCTCCACCAACTCTCGCAGTCACTACGACAACAACCAGAGCAGCGACTCCCAGCAGCGCGGGAGCAAGGCTCAGATGATCGCACAGTACAGAGGTACACTGGTTAACGTAGACAACTTCATCATTGAAGAGTTGCGAGACCTTTTCCTTGGTGTCTGGGATGTCGACCGCCCACTCACACACTCACCACTCTATGGGGGATACTATGCCTAACATTAATGACATCATCAACTCTATCGATCGTGCGATGTGGCGAATCCAGGACTCGCGCGTCAATAACGTTACACCATTTACCTACCGCGACGGACTCACGTACCTAGAGGTCCTGGAGCGCATCCGCGGCGCCGTATCCGAGACCATCACCTATGTTGGTGAGTTCGGCGAGGAGCAGAAGAAGATCATCGCCAGCATGAACGAGAAAGTTACAACGTTCATTGCAGAGATGGAAAAGACTCATGACGGCTGGAACAAAGACATTGAGTTGAAGCGTAAAGACACGCTCGACACGATCGAGGCGTTTAAGAACCGCCTCATCGCGGTCGCCCTAACACCTTCCAGGTCATCTCGTTACAACCTCGACAACGCCTTTGTTGGCGCCCAGATGATGGACGGTCGGACACAGTACATGGCAACCATCAACCTCACCGAGAAGATGGAGGGGCGGATCGACGCTGCCAACAAGAAGATTGACGACCAGATCGCTGCGCTCCCCAGCACCTACTACAGCAAGACATACCTAGACCAAGAGTTCCAGCGAGTTGCCCAGTATGATCAGGCCGTTATCATCGGCTCCTCGAACGTCAAGACTGACGGCGGCAGATGGGCAACTCAGCTAGCAACTGAGTACGGGTTCAAGAGAGCGCACAACTACGGCATTGGTGGCGGTGCCTTCACCAGCGCACAGGGTGCCCGGTTCGACACTCAGATCCAGAACGCGTACCGGGCGCTTGGCGACAACAATCAGCGGGTTGGAGGAGTATTCATCATCGACATGCTCAACGACATACGCGCCATGCACAACGTCCAGCAGATGGCTGAGGTGTGCGCGGGAATGATTGAAACGTACTGGCCAAGTGCCAAGGTATACTGCATCCCAGTCATCTGGAATGACAGCAGTCTCAACACGGGCAAGATGAGTGAGTCGATCCAGGCGCGCACCAGTGAGTTCATGTGGGCGTTCAACAAGTTGTCGCCCGCTATCTGCGAGGGGTCGCTGTCGTGGTTCCACGGCGACAAGAGCGTGATCAGAGGCAACGACGAGGTGCATCTCACCGACGATGGGTACCAGCAAGCGAAGCGGTATGCACTTGGGTGGCTACGCGGCGGAACGTCGTGGAACGACTATGGGTGGCGAGACCTGTCTCCGTGGGGTGAGGACGCTAACGGGATCAAGAAGTCGACCATGACGTTACGCATTAAGAGAGAGCACACGAACGCCTACTTGCGTGGGTGGTTTGAGGTTATTGCCCCCCTGGGGGCAGATCATCCAATTTGGTCTATCCCCGGCTGGGCAACGCCGTACTCAAACCAATACTTCCAGGGCATGACCCCGAATCGTGAGTGGAAGACATTCTATGTAAACACTGCTGGTCAGCTAGTTACTGCGGACCCTCTGACTGTTGGTACCCAGATCTACATATTCTCCCAGTGGGGAGTGTGGTGATATAGCCGAGTGAACCTCCTGCTACACTTGTGGCGGGAGGTTCACTTATGGCATGGGATGAGCAGCATAAGAAAGTTGCTATTAAGGTAATCGGTACCGTTGAATCCAACATGGATTATGGTGCAATTAATTACAACGACCCGGTCACTGTAGGAATCGCACAGTGGTTTGGGACGCGCGCCGCAGGACTGCTGCACTCTATTCGTAACACACAGCAGTGGCAGCAGAAAATGAACGGGAGCACCCTCGATATTAACGGGCTCTCTCGCCACACTGCGAGCGACCCCTGGTGGAACACGTTCTACCTCTCACGCGCCTATGACGTGTCCCTGAGAGAGTGCCTCAAAGCCAACAGCGCAACCCAGGACGCTCTCCTCGTAAAAGACATTGAGGGATACACCGCGACCGCGACACAGTACGGTCTCGACTACAACAACAACACCGATGCATTCATCCTGTGGGCGTGCGCATACCACCAGAGCCCGCGACAAGCGCTGCGGGTACTCATGCGCGGGGGAGGAGGTATGGGGTTACGCGCCATGTACGCAGCCATCATCGCAGACGGGGTCCTTGGCCAGTACAAGACCCGCTACGAGAAGGCGTACGCCATCATCTCCTCGGGTGACACAAGTGGTGTTGGTAGTGGTGGTGGGGCTAGTGGAGCAGGCCTTGGTAATGGAACGGCTATCAACGCTAACGGCAATCAGGAGATTACCATTGAGGGCGGAGAACTCGTCGTTCAGACAGATAACAGCAACGTGATGTTTGCGCAAACCAAATTTGGTAACGTCAACCTGTATCCATGTGGAATTAACGCGTGGAAAGCCAGTCTCAACGACATCAAAACAGTCGTTAATGTTGCTGTCGAACAAGCCGCGGCACAATCCGGCGGTGGGGACGGTGGGGGCGGCGGAGCGGGCGATGGTTCCGCTGGAGCCAAGGCTCTTGCCTGGATGAAGTCCCGAATCATGAAGTTCAGGTACCGCCAGGCTCCCGGCCGGCTTAACCCTGATCAATCAGGGTTTACCGACTGTAGCGGAAGCATCTACAGGGCGTACATGGATACGTCAGGCATCAACCCCGGAACCTGGACCGGCGACATGTACTTCCGTGGCACCGCTGTCATTCCTAGGGGCAGTGGCACTATGAGCGCCGCTCAGCAGGCAATGCTAAAGCCGGGCGATCTCATCGTCATCTCCTGGGGTGGTGGCTACCCGCACACAGACCACGTGGAGATGTTTGTGGGACCAGGACAGACGATCGGACACGGCGGTGACGGGCCCGGACCCCACATCAACTCTATTGGCATGCTCTCAGGGGCGGCATGGTGGACGGTAAGGCGTCATGGTTAAAAAGAAGTTTAGCTACTACTCGTTCTCGAACGTCCTCTCCTACGGGGGCGTCTACAACATGATCATGGGTGCTCGTGGTCTTGGTAAGACCTATGGTGCCAAGAAGATCGTTATCAGGAACGCGATCGAGAAGGGGCAGCAGTTCATCTACCTGCGCCGCTACAAGACTGAACTCAAGGGTAGAAACTCATTCTTCGCTGACATTCAGCAGGAGTTTCCTGACCAGGAGTTCCGGGTAGAGGGACAGTTTGCTCAGCGTAAGGTTGACGAGAAGTGGGAGACGATCGGGTACTTCATTCCTCTCTCAACAGCGCAGGCGAACAAGTCAATCGCCTACCCGAACGTCTACACGATCATCTTCGATGAGTTCATCATCGACAAGGGGAGTCTGCGTTACCTGCCTGACGAGGCAAAGGTGTTCATGGACTTCTACTCAACGGTGGACAGGTACCAGGACCGTGTACGCTGCCTCATGCTCTCCAACTCCGTGAGCATCATGAACCCATACTTTATCCGGTTCCACATTGAGCCGAGGGCTGGTATTGCTCGTCATGCTGATGGCTTCATCGTTACTGACTTCGTTGACTCCAAGGAGTTTGCGAACGAGGTCGCACACACGCGGTTCGGGTCCTTCATTATTAATCACGCTGAAGACTACGCCGACTACTCCATTAACAACGAGTTTGCCGACAACTACGATGACTTCGTCATGAAGAAATCTGGAAAAGCCCAGTACCAGTTCACTCTCCGAACTCCCCAAGGAACCGTCTCCATCTGGGTTGACGGTGGAACCTGGTTCGCCCAGAAACGTCTTCCCCGCGGCCCTCAGGTAAAATGGGCCTATAAGGTAAACGACCTTCGAGAGGGTGAGAGACTTTTGCTGTACGGCGACAAGATCCTGTCAATAATGCGCACCGTGTACCGAAAAGGCCGCTTGTTCTCTGACTCCCCAGAAACTAGAAACATGTTTGCGGAGATATTTGTAAGATGATAGAAATCCCTAAACTCACGATCGACATCGCGGTAGTCACCGGCGTTATCGCCCTCATAAGCCTCCTAGGACGCCTCATCTACCGCATCAGTCGATACCTCGACCACATGTCATGTATGCTAGACGCCTGGGAGGGAACTCCCGAGCGACCTGGCGTTCTGGAACGTCTAGATGACATCGAGAACAAGATAAACGACGTGCAGTACCACGTAAAACCCAATCACGGCGGGTCATCAATAGACGCCCAGAACCGCCAGATCGCTGAAATACTCTCATACCTAAGGAGCAAGTAATGTCTCAGCCCGTAGCACCCGAGCCCCCAAAGTTCCTCGGCAACCCCAGCACCCGACTCTGGCTCTACGGCGTCTTCTTCGCCATCAGCGTCGCCCTCGGAGTCTGGGGCCTCCTCGACGGCGACAAGATCGCCGCCATCAACTTCGTCATCTCCGCCGTCCTCGGCGTCGCAGCAGGCAACGTCCCCACCCGCCCCGACGGCAAGCACGAGGCCTGACATGACCACACGACAGGACATCCTCAACATCGCAGCCGCCGAGGTCGGATACTCCCGCTGGGACGACCCCGAAGCAGGCTCCAAGTACGGGCGATGGTACGCCGGGTACAAAGGAGCCTACTTCGGCGCCAGCGGCGTCCCCTTCTGCGACATGTTCGTCTCCTGGGTCCTCTTCCAGGCAGGCGTAAACTGGCTCAGCGCCTACGTCCCCGGCCGAGAGAACGAGGCACGCCAACGCGGCGTCCTCATCAGCAAGTGGGACGTCCAGCCAGGCGACCTCGTCACCTTCGACTGGCAGGGAGACGGCGAGTCCGACCACATCGGAATCGCCCGCAGCGCCCCGTACGGCAGCAGCATCGACACCTACGAGGGCAACACCAGCCCCGGCACCGGAGGGTCACAGGGCAACGGTGGATACGTCGCTGCCCGCACCCGCGACATGGATGACGTCGTCTACGGCATCCGCGTCGTCGACGCGGCTGTAGGACCCGCCTCCACAGGCCCCAGCGACATCACCGGAGTCCAACGAGCCCTCGGAGCCGAGCCCGACAACGTCCTCGGCCCCGACACAGAGAGGCGCCTCTACCTCGTCGTAGCAGCATCCACCTGGGCAGGCACGCACTTCCCCGAAGGTGTCGCAGCCACACAGGCCATCATCGGCACTGAGGCAGACGGCATCTGGGGTGAGGCGTCCGAAGCCGCCCACGACCGCGTTGTCGAGTCCATCCAGCGAGCGCTCGGAGTCGACGATGACGGAGTCTGGGGCCCTGCCACACAGGCCGCCTGGGAGTCTCTAGCCTCCCGCGCAGAGCGGCCATAACCAGATACCAAGTAGCCCCGGAGTGGAACCAACCACACTCCGGGGCTACTTGTGCTACGCGCTCACTTGCTGTGCATAAACTCCTCCATCATCTCATACAGGTCGTAGGAGCACTCATACACGTCCTGCAGATCCGTGTTCGTCAGCGTGAAAAGCCCGTCCTCATCATATGTGAGCATGTAGTTCCAACCATCGTCAACGATGACGAAAGAGTTGTCGGGCAGGGCTGTCCAGCCCATGCGCTTGAGGTAGCGGGTGTATGCCGGGTCAAGACTGTTCATTTCAGTTCCTTCCTGTTCGATGAACGTTGTTTCGTTCATGAGTTAATAATGCTTCACAGTTCTTAGGTCGTCAAGCCGTTGTCATGTGATCTAGAGCACGTGTGTCAACGCCAAACCTCTCCAACATCTCCCTGTAATGCCGCTTCGCCTTCTTAGTCCCATTCGCGCCGAAGGACTTAATGCTGTTCAGCCCCGTGACCTTGTCCTCCACAGTAATACGGTTATTGGGCCACCCATAGCAATTAATGCGATAATCAATTCCATCAATCCCAATAAAATCGTCCGTAGCAACAACGCTGTAACCAGGTAGCTGATCCTTAAGACTAAGCAGCGCTGCCATATCCTTCAAGTAAAACACCTTCAAATAACCCCCATGCTTTCCAGCCCCATAAGCAGCATCGCATCGCAAAGTTGCTTATGAGTATCGTAATGCGTAATCGTTCCCGAACTCGCCTCGTAACGGTTCCATGTCTCCAACGTGTAGTCATTAACCAACCGCATCGCCAGCGGCCCACAATACAAAATATGCGCACCACCCTCAGTCACAGCCTCCCGCATACCAGAAGCCCGCAAACACCTACGCGCCCGGCAAAGGGAACTCGTCATCCTCATCAACCTCACCCCTAATCACAGTCAGCCACTCATCCGCCATAGCACCAAAATTCGTGTCCTTCACATACCAACGACCATCACCCGTACGCTCAAGAATCATCCTCATCTCCAATCACATCAACAATAATCTTCTTGTTCTCCTCATCAAAAGTCAACGTAAAAACAACACTATCCTCTTCCATCAAGAACATCCCCCAACTCCACAATCCGATACTGACCCCACCCCGAACGCCCAGTCGACACATGAAACCGCTCAGAATCCCGATAAAAACGAACCTGCCGACCCTTAAACAACTCACCAACCAACCACGAAGTCACCCGCCAGTCATTCAAGTCATCCAACACATCCAAAGCCGGACGCACATCACTCCGAGACAACATCACGAATCACCCACTCAAGAAAATCTCTAGCATCCGAACTACCAACAAAATAACAGCCACCACCAGCCATAACATACATCGCCCCAGTACTATCAACCTCCACCCTCATATCAATCGACACCCAAATCCTCCTTAATCTTCGAAATCGAATAACCCGTAACCAGCACATCCTTCGAAGTACACGCATACTCCGCCGAATCACCAATAGGAGTCAGTGTGTAAACAGTGCCCTGCCAAGGAAGCAGAGCATAGTTGTAATACACCTCAGCCCCATCAAACAAGAAAGCAATCGAACTCCTCTCGCCCGCTGTGAACGGTCTAGGTTCCATTGTGCATCACCACATCCATTGCTCGATTCATGTGTAAATAATGCACCAACATTATCTGCACGTCAACCCACAAACACGTGACCCCTACCACACCACACCCCATGCACACGACGCAACATATGTCAACCTTATTCCATATGACTTACCCCACAACATGCCAAAAATGGGGGTGATGTTCGTCACAAAAAAGGGGGGCACAAACACA